CGATAAATGATTACTCACGCGAAATAGGGGAGATAGAAACCTCGTTCTATTCTCTGGCTGGATTGATGGCCCAGTCCCCAGCTTCCTCCGAGAGGAGCTGCGGTGCTATACGGATTCTGGAGTTGGCTTCGGCCTTCCCCGGACTTCCATATTATGGACCCGCGGATCTTTTCGACCGGGTGGCGGAATTCTTTGAGAAATCAAGGACTTCCGGCCCGGACCTTGTTAATGACACGGATTTCATAAGGACTTTTCTTAGGGATGTTTGGTCTCGTTCACTTCAGATGTGCCGCGCATATCAGGAGTGTCTTCAGTTCTTCGAGTTTGAGCTCTCTCGCAAGGAGTTTAAGACTCTTCTATTTAAGCTTGTCTCCTTTGCCCTTTGTGGGACGATGGAGAAATACCTTAAATGGGAGTGTGCTTACATCCTTGCGAGGGCGCTCAAGTCCGAAGAGCCGCCCCGCCCGGAAATTGGGATTCAGTGGTGTCATACCCCTGGATCCCTCTTCTCGGGAGGGACGGGTCGGAAGATATTCATGAGATGTTGTTTGCGGAGGAGACCTCGTGACGTTTCCTTGGCCCTGAGCCTTTATCGAGTGAAAGAGGTTTCTCTACCAGTAAGCGCTGTCTTCGTTGAAGATGCCTTGGAAGAGAACCTTGCTTTACTGACAAAGGAGGTCGAGGAGAGTTGTGAGGTTACAATTCTGTGTGGACAGGTTCGGAGGAGAGTAAAGGAGCTTCATAGGTATGCAAAGTCGGTTGGTTGGTCGGGTCGACCCTCAGGTCCCCCGCTTCCATCACTTAGCGCCTGTGAATCGCGCAGCGGACGAAAGGGTGGTGCATTTTCCGTGCTCTTGGAAGATGTCATCAAACCGACGGCTCCGCTCTCTTTCCCGAGCCTGATGGGCTATTGTAGAAATGGGTTAGCCTACTGTCCAGTGTATTCCACGACGCATCCGGATGATGTTTCCGACTGTCTGATCGGCGATCGATCAGTCGACAGGATACGTGTCCGACGTGTGGCGATTCCGGAACCCTTTAAAGTGCGGGTCGTGTCTGCAGGTGATGCAAGACTGTACCAACACTCCAGAGTGTTTCAGAAGAGCCTTTGGTCTATGCTGGCTGTTCACCCTGCCTGTCGGCTGGTTGGAACGCCTTTTACCTCACTGGATGTTCAGCATTTATGTGATTGGTATAGGGGAACCCTCCGGGAACTGCAGGTCGATAGTCCCTTCGGGATTGGTCTGGCACAAATGGTGTCTGGGGATTACAAGTCAGCAAC